AGGTTACGATATGGAGTTCATCAACAAGATAAAGCAATTGTTGGCAATGAATTTCAAGCCCTCAAAGGGCGTAATGTCTCGGGAGGAGCTCCGTGAAGCTTTCGATCCCACTTGGGAGCTCCTCATCACACAGGCCCGTGTCACCAATGAGGTGTCACGCCAGTGTGAGGATTGGTACACTCTAGCTGTACCCACCACCTACCGCTTGCCAGAGTTGGCGGTAGAAGAGGCTGTGCGTGAAAAGAACATAGCGCGAGAGGTGGCGGTCAAGTGCCCCCCTGAGGACCCGATTCCTGCAATCCCGCAGGGGTCACAGCCTGTCCCCTTGGTGATGAGCTCTGAACGCTCTAGCCAGGATGCCGAGCGTGAGGCGCTCGATGAGATATGGGGGCTCCCCACTCCCGAGTCACATCCTCTGCCCAAGTACTTCGAGCGGCGCTACCAGGCGCTGGCTCGGACCTGCGAGAAGGACTACTCCAACTGGCAGATTGTACCCTACACGGGTGGGCCACGCGTGCTGAGAGAGGAGGACGTGCTACCAATGGCTTCGGGGGTTATACCCTTGCCACCACCCCCCCCTAAGGCTTCTGTAATCGGAGCAGTCTTGGGGCTGATTACCCGCCTTACCAAGGTGGCGGGGGAGGTGAAGAGCAGGCTGAGCGTACCGCCGCGGGAGCCCTCGCCCACTTGCATTGGCTTAGAGCAGGTGGCTGGTGAGCCCATGGGCTACATGAATGCACACTCTGTGGCCATGGAGTTGCGGGCTAGGTACGGAGTCCAGCCCGCCACAGCTGCGAACTTGCAGCTTGGAAACCGGGTGGCCAGGGAAATCCTGGAAAAACAGTGCGGGGCCACCCGCGACATGGTGTTCATACTCGGGCACCTCGCCACCACCTTGTGGTTCACCCCTACCATGGTGGACTTGGCCCTTCAATGTGGGCCCAAGGATTTTTGCTAGGGGATGTGGTCGCTCGGAGGGGTGTAGAAACTAAAGTGAAGACGAAAATCCACCCCAAAATCCGAGTGCTTAGGGCGGCCCGTCCCCGGCCCGTAGAAAGAGTGTCGTACCAAATCGACGTGGTGCGGCCCTGTGCTGACTTTGGAGTCCACAACAACTCCCTCAACAATTTAGTGCGAGGGGTTAACGAGCGGGTGTTCTACACAGACCACAAGAGGAAAGAGCCCCGCAGACCTTCAGCTGGTAGTTTTGACAAGATTGACATCAGCGAGATAAAAGCGTTCAGAGTCCAGCCGTGGACTCTCGAGGAGGTCGTTGACAGCTACACGGGTAGCCAGAGGGTGCGGTATGGACAAGCTGTTGAATCCTTAGCAGTAACGCCCCTCTCACGAAACGACGCCCGGGTCAAAACATTTGTAAAGGCGGAAAAGATAAACTTCACCGCCAAGCCCGACCCGGCTCCTCGCGTAATCCAGCCGCGGGATCCAAGGTTCAATGCCTGCTTTGCCAAATACACAAAGCCCTTGGAACCCCTCCTATACAAGCAGCTGGGTAAGCTTTACCAGTTCCCATGCATCGCAAAAGGCTTTAACGCCGTAGAGACCGGAGAGATAGTAGCCAAGAAGTGGAAGTGCTTCAGTGACCCTGTCTGTGTGGGTTTAGATGCCTCCCGGTTTGACCAGCATGTGTCATGCGATGCACTACGGTTCACCCATAGCGTGTACAAACGGTTCGTGAAGGGCAGGGAAGTGAACAAGTTGCTTTCCTGGATGTACAAAAACCACGCTCTGGGAAGTGCGAAGGACGGATTCGTCAAGTACGAGGTGGAAGGCTGTCGGATGAGTGGGGATATGGATACAGCCCTAGGGAATTGTGTCCTGATGGTCCTCATGACTAGGCAACTATGCAAGAACCTCTCCATACCGCACGAACTGATGAACAACGGCGACGACTGCATAGTTATATTTGACAGGCAGTACCTGTCCACCTTTCAGGATGCAGTCGAGCCTTGGTTTAGGGAGCTAGGGTTTACAATGAAGGTCGAGGAGCCAGTCTACCATCTCGAAAGAGTAGATTTTTGCCAGACCCGCCCCGTGTATGACGGCAAGAAGTGGAGAATGGTCAGGCATATCTCAAGTATAGCGAAGGATTGCTGTTCAGTCATTGACTGGGAACAGTTACCGGCTTGGTGGAACGCCATTGGAGAATGTGGCATTGCCGTGGCTGGTGGTATACCCATACACAACAGCTTCTTGAGATGGCTCCTGAGATCAGGTGAGAGCAACCCTGATCTCCTGAAGCATGGCGCATGGAAAAATGAGGGCCTAGCGTGGTACCGGATGGGCATGGACCTATCCCATGAGAGACACGTTAGTGATGAAGCGCGCGCCAGCTTCCACACTGCCTTTGGAATCGAACCATCCATGCAGGTCGCATTAGAGCAGATCTATGACTCATTGCCTGCTCCCACCATTGGTGGGAAACGAGCCAGAGTGTGTAAACCTGGTGAAATGGTATTGGTTGATTCACTCCCACCGCGGCACTTTAATGATTACTTCCAGGATGTTGGAATAGGGGGGAGTAGCAGTGATTACGTTGTCCCGGGGACCCACGAGTTCGAACCGGGGACGTTGTGGACACAATGCTAGTCAATTGAGTCAGCCAGGCATATGGTTGCAAGCGCTGGGGACTTAGTCCATAAAACCACTGGTAAAGAGCCTCCAGTAGGCAGGCCCGCCTTGATGAGTCTTAACGAGTGGACACCCGGGTAGCCGCGGACAATGCCCGACGGGTTTCAATGTCTACGATCATAAATGTCAACACTCATCCACAAGGCAGATACGAAAGAGGAGCTGCTCAACGCTCTATACGGGGAAGTGACGTTAAGGGAGCTCGAGGAATCAAACCTCGGCGTTCTAACCCCCCATCGGGCCGAAAACAAGGTGGTAATGACCCCACTGCTGCCACCCAGAAGTCAAGGAAGAATCGCCAGCGTCCTGAAACGGTTCCGCCCCACGAAACACACGGGGGGACTTTTATTCATAGAGAAGGTTGTGGTGGTGTTCACGCCCCACATCCCGGACGATGCTGGCGGAGAGGTAGAAATCTGGGTCCACGACAACATGCTACCACACCTAAACAGCGTTGGGCCCCGCGTAAGATTTCCGATGAGCGGAGGGCCCAGGTTGATAGCATTTTATCCCCCCTACTCGATACCCTTAAGTTGTCAAGTGAGGGGGGCGCCCCGGAGCTACTTCATTGTATCGGAGTACTCCGGCGTGAACTTCGTCGCAGGCGCGAGCCCGTTCAGCCTGTACATAATGTGGGAACCGAAGATAGAGTGCGTAGCGCACAACTATCTGATGAGGCCCCCCAAAGCAATGCCAATTTGCAGACATCTGGTGAAGGACAGTCTGTCCTCCCTAACCCTGACTCAGGGGGCACTGAAAAGTGCAATGTCGAATCGGTATGCAACAACTGCGACCGGGCTCCCACCACCAACAAGTGGTGAGCAGGATATGGAGGTAGTGTCCCATCCTCCAGGCTAAATTGGACACAAAACGGAGCTAGATTTAGTGTTGCAATTGCTAGACCGTTAGCCACTACGCCAGACAGTGCGATAACTGAGGTCGTCTATGACCCACAGGGTGCCATCCTGTGCAATTTCCAACCCTTGGCAGGGGTGATCCTAGAGGACGCGGGCATTGACTTGCCTGGGGATGCTTCTAGTTACATACCGGAGTGGTTGATAGACCTCTGTGTAAGGAAACAGGTGTGAGACTGGATCCTGGGAAACAGGCTGGGATGGTCCCGTAAGTTCGGGCGGTGCCCTTCGGGGGTAACCCCACCGCCGACGTATCACCTCACACGCTGTTGGCCGATAAGCCGAGGTGTTGGAACCGCACCACTCTGGAGGTTCCCTCTCCTTATGAGGTGGAGGCACAGCACGCCTTAAGTGTCTGCGATCCGGCGTTCACGTGCCGGTGGTCCCCCTAGTTAACGTGGTGCCACAGTCTGTGGTAGGGGCAGCTGGTCGGATTCCAGCAGAAACCAAGTAGCAAATGGACGTTGCTACCTCGAGCCTAGAGTCATGGGCCCGCATCGACGTTTGCGGTAACTCACAGCGGGCGATAATAGCTGTTGAGAATGTCGGTTCCTGACTTAGCGGGAGATGAGCACTTTCTCTCGCGCCC